GCAAGAACTTGCTGATCTTGCTGCAGCATTTAACGCCGCGCGCGCAACCAATCAGACCGCAGCGCTTAACGAATACTTGTCTTACGAGCCGACCACAATGTCACCAGACAAGATGTTGTTGATTGAGTCTGCCAACTACAGCGCGCTGGAAACTGGTGGCCGTGTCGGAAACGTACCGCCATATTTGCTCGGAATATCTACGGGGTCGTACGCATATAGCTCATCACAAAATGCACGTATGGACTTGATGTTTTTTGGAATCAAAATGTACGCAGACGCAATTGCAGAAACATTGTCAATGAACAACGTGTTGCCAAATGGCACCTTTGTTGCATTCGATTATGAATCGTACTTAGAGGAAAATTACCTCGCCGACACGATGGAAAATACAGAAACAGTTATAGAAGAAAACCCACAAGAGGAGATGCCATCATGATCAAATTGATTGCAGGAGAGTTCACACTTGACGCTGCCAAGGGCGACGCACCACGACGCACCATCAGCGGAACCGCAGTTCCCTACAACGTGCCGGCAACTGTGTCGGATGGAACCCAAGTGATCTTCCGTCCAGGCTCATTGCCAGTTGAGGGCAAAGCACCCCGTCTTTTTATGTACCACAACGCCAGCATGCCAGTCGGCGTAGTCCAGGAACGTGTGTCAACAGAAGAAGCAATGCTGTTCACCGCCAAAATTAGTGCAACCAGCCTTGGCAACGACGCGCTAGTTATGGCTGCCGACGGCACCATTGACCAAGTATCTGTTGGCGTAAACCCAACCAAATTCTCATACGACGAAGCGGGCACAATGATCATTGAAGCAGCCGATTGGACAGAGCTGTCGCTTGTTCCAATTGGCGCTTTTGGTGACATGGCCAACATCGCGACCGTCGCTGCGAGTATCCACCAAGAGCCCGAAGAAGTAGTGTTAAATGAAGAAGTAGTCCCAGAACAGGAGATAGAACCCATGTCAGAAGTAACCGTTCCAGCAGTTGAGGCAACAATCCCAACCGCACCAATTTTTGCACAGGCCAAAAAAGAGTTCGTTCTGCCAACAGCAGGCGAGTTTATGGCCGCTTACCACATCGGTGGCGACACGTTCAAGAACATGAACGCTGCAGTTGCTGATTACACCGCATCAAAGCGCACCGCATTGCAGGCAGCTGCAGGTGACGTGCTTACGACTGACACACCTGGTCTTTTGCCAGTTCCAGTACTTGGACCATTGGTTCAAGACTTGAACTTCTTGCGTCCAGTAGTCGATGCTGTAGGCGCTCGCGCTTATCCTGACAATGGTCAGCAGAAAACCTTTATCCGTCCAACCATCACGACGCACACAAGCGTTGCATCGCAATCAGAACTTGGTTCAGCATCAGCAACAACCATGGTGATCGCATCTAACTCAATCAGCAAGACCACACTTGCTGGCCAAGTAACGCTGTCAGTTCAGGACATTGACTTCACTTCACCTGCAGCAATGCAGTTGATCTTGAATGACCTCATGGGCGAATACATGATCGCTTCTGACAACTTGGCTGCAGACAACTTGCTCACCGCAGCGAGCGCATCAGGCGTTTGGGACGGAACAGTTGCCGACTTGTTGAAGTCTGTTTATGACTCGGCTGTTGACATTTCATCAAACCGAAACTGGACACCTACCCACATGTTCGTAAGCCCAGACGTATGGGGTCAACTTGGACAACTTGCCGACACAACTGGCCGTCCAGTATTCCCATTCATTGGCGCTGGCCTCACCGGTCAGAACGCACTTGGTGGCGGTCAGGCATCTTCATGGAACGGCAACCCACTCGGCTTGCAATTGGTAGTTGACAGCAACTTCGCTGCCAAGACCATGATCATCACCCGCGTAGGTCAAGGTGCAGGCGATGCTTACGAATTCTACGAATCAATCCGTGGACTCATGAGCGTTGAACAGCCGTCAGTCTTGGGACGCAACATGTCATTCCATGGCTACGTGTCAACCTTTGCTGCAATCGGCGGAATGATTCGCAAGATCACCCAGGCCTAGTCGAGAGCGGAGCAACCGCTCATGGCTACATACACAGTTACTAACAAGTACCTGATTGACAACTTTGCCGTACTGCAACTCCTAACCCCATCGGAGATTGCAGTCGGCAGTTCAATCGTTGTTGCAGGTGTTGACGCAACCTTTAATGGCTCGTATTCCGTTAGGGCGCTTCCCCAGTATTTGTTTCTTGGTATTGATACACAGGGCGACCTGCTGTACGACTACCAAATACCGATCGCCGATCAGGTGCTTTACGCCAAAACTGCAAGCGATGTCGAGCGTGTTGCCGCGTCTGGCACCGTTGCCAATGACCCTGTTTGCACATGGGTGACTGCCGCGCAAGTGATGTCTTACCTTGGCATCACGATCACGAACCCATCAGACGACTATACGTTGCTCACGCAATCGGTATCGGCAGGCAACCAGTTCTGTTATCGCAGGCGTCAGGAATCGGGCTATATCGACTCCCTAACGACCTCTCCTGGCGGTGATGCAACATTGGGCACTTTGATGTATTGCGCCGCTCTATGGCGCTCCAGGGGCTCAATAGAGGCAACCTACGCCACGTTTGACGGCATGGGTTCAACACCACAGCAAAGCCTGACCCCGATCGTCAAGCAGCTGCTTGGCATCCCTCGTCCAGCGGTTGCCTAATGTCCTACACCGACCTGTTTAACGAAGCAATTGATGACGTCACCGCAACGCTTACAGCTGTATCAGGATTGCGCGTTGTAAACGACCCGACAAAACTTGTGCCTAATTGCGTGTATTTGGACGCACCAAACTTCACCACGTTTGCTGGCAACGGCAACATCGTGCGACTCGAGTTCCCGATCAAGGTTATTGGCTCTGGGCCTGCAGGTCTGCCGGTGCTCCGCTCGATCTTGAGCATTGTTGCAAGTGTGCTTAACTCGCCGATCATTGTTATGGCTGGCCGTCCTTCAAGCCTTGAGATCGGTGGCGCGTTGTACCCGTGCTACGACCTTGATTGCGCTATCCAAGCCCAGACCGCATAATCCACTACTACCGAATACAAATCATCTACTATCAGAACAGACCTTAAGGAGCAAACATGCCAGCATCAACTTACCTCTCAAACCCAACAGTCAAAATTGGCACCGCAATTGGCACCATTGTTGACATCACCGATCAGGTCAGCGCAGCAACGTTGACGGTCACCGCGGAAGCTCTCGAAGATACTTCATTCGGCCAGACATCCCGCACCATGACGGCAGGGTTGTTTTCAAATAGTTTGACATTGACGGTCTATGCCAGTTATGCAGCGTCAGAGTCGTACGCGGTTCTTGCACCGTTGCTTGGCACTAAGTGCACAATTAAAGTAAACCCAACAAGCGCTGGTGATTCGGCAACTAATCCAGGGTTTATTTTGACGGATACCTATTTTTCTAGCCTGCCTGTGATCAACGCGTCCTTGGGTGAGCTTAGTGTTTACGAGATCGAGCTCCAAGGGGGCACGTACTCGGTTGACACAACCGCATAATTAACGGCTCCAAGCCGACATAGGAGAACAATGAAAATCAAGTTGCAGTTAAAGCGCACCCCCGACAGCGCCCCAGAGTATTACTACACAAACCTGTTTGTGGTTACGGAATGGGAACGACTTGAACGTCGCAACATTCAACAGCTCTCCGCAAACCCGTTGTATTCGGATTACGCCTGCTGGATGCACACAATTCTCAAGATCAAAGGCGAGCAAGTTGGTGACAACTGGCGCGAATGGCTAAGCAAAAACCCTGACATCGACATTCTGCCGGTACTGGACGAGACAGACCCAAACCCTACGGACGCGGCACCTACCGCCGCCAACTAGCAGAAGTTTTGGTCGCGGTCGGTTGGTGGCCTAGCGACATAGCGTTTGACTCACGGGACTTAACAACCGTCATTAAAGTGCTTAATGAGGCAAACAAAAAACGGAGATAACGTGGCGGAAGTATCAGCAAAGATTGAAGTTGTCGGGCTTAAAGAAGCCTTAAAGACGCTCAATAAAATTGACAAATCTTTGCGCCGTGAGATAACCAAGGATTACAAGAAGATCGTTCAGCCTGTTATTGACGACGCCAACAAGCTTGTGCCCTCGAATGTCCCGCTGTCTGGTATGGCGCGCAACTGGTCAACTAGGTCAGGGTTCAAAATGTTGCCGTGGATACCAGGCATGAAACAAAAGATCGCTGCCAAGATCAACACGCGAAACATCAAAGAATACGGCGGAAACAAGTCAAATGTCGGCACGTTTCTCATCCAATGGCAGGGGGCTACTGGCACCATGTTTGACACGTCAATGGAAGGGCCACTAGGTCGCGCGTTGACCTCCCGATATGGCAGTCGTTCGCGAGTAATGTGGAAGGCGTACGAGCAACGCCAAAACGATGTCATGTCCGAGATGGAGCAATTGGTTAAGCGCGTCATGAGCGAAACGAACAGAGAGACCGCGTAATGGCAATCAACATCCCGATCATCAGCGAGTTTGACGGCACAGGGGTAAAGAAGGCTGTCAAGCAATTCCAGCAATTAGAAACCGTTGGAGAAAAGGCGCAGTTTGCAATTAAGAAGGCTGCGATTCCTGCAGCTGCCGCAATTGGCGGTTTGGCTGTTGCCCTTGGCGATGCCACACGCGCTGCAATGGAAGATCAGCAAGAGCAGGCCGCGTTAGCGCTTACTTTGCAGAATGTGACTGGCGCTGGCGCTGCACAGACCGCGCAGGTTGAGAAGCAGATCAGCGCAATGAGTCGAGCGTCTGGCGTTGCCGACACCGAATACCGCAAAGCGTTAGAAGCACTTGTGCGCGGTACCAAAGACGTTGGCATTGCCATGAACGACATGAACCTCGTCATGGACATCAGCACAGCCACCGGCACAGATTCTGCCACCGTCGCTGACGCGCTCGCTAAGGCATACCAGGGCAACTTTAAGGCGCTTCGATCATTAAGCCCAGAAATGTCAACGATGATTAAAGAGGGCGCAAGCCTGAACGAAATCATGGACGTGCTTGGTGGAACGTTTGGCGGTGCTACAGCAAAGAACGCTGAAACCGCTGCAGGGAAAATGGCAATTCTTAAAAACTCCATTGGCGAAACCAAAGAGTCAATCGGTGCCGCGCTATTGCCCGTGCTTGAAGCCGTCCTGCCTGTGCTCAATAAGTTCGCTGCATGGGCTCAAGATAACCCGCAAGCATTCTTGGCTATCGCTGCCGCAATCGGTCTGGTCGCCGCTGCGATCGTCGCCACAAACATTGCTATGGCGCTCAACCCGTTTGCTCTGATCGCTGCAGGCGTCGCGCTACTGGTCGCCGCGCTAGTCGTTGCGTACAACAAGTTTGACTGGTTTAAGACTGGCGTCAACGCAATCATCAACGGCATACTCGGCGCATTCGAGTCCGTGGTCAACGGTGCAATCATGATGGTCAACGGCATCATTCGCGCTTACAACGCCATTCCAATTGCGCCAGACATCAAGACCATTGCCCACGTCAACCTGCCCAGCATTGGTGGCAACTCGGCTACACAAGCCGCAAGTCGCATGAACCTACCGCGCATGGCCGAAGGTGGCATTGTGTCGTCGCCTACCCTTGCGCTGATCGGTGAAGCAGGCCCAGAAGCCGTAGTGCCGTTAGATCGCATGCAATCTGGTGGCGGTATTACTATCAACGTCACAGGCGGTCTTGCCACAAGTGCCGAGATTGGTGAATCGGTCGTTAACGCCTTGCGCGCCTACTCGCGTTCCGCTGGGCCGTTGCAGTTACAGGTGGCGTGATGCCAGGCGTAGCGGTCGTTGACTCTGGCAACTATGACTTACAAATTGCCACAGGATTTCAAGTTGACGCGTTTGTCCTTGATGACTCGTTAAAGGGCGTACTAGATAACACCGAATATGTGCTGGACGGCACGACCGAGTTTGCCAATGTTATGGACTCAACTGTCAGCGTTAACGTTCGGCGCGGTCGCCGTGACGTAGGCGATCAGTTCAGCGCTGGCACAATGACATTCACCATCCAAGACGTGGACGGCATCTTCAACCCGTTTGACCAAAACAGCCCGTACTACGACACCCCACAAGCCAAACCAGGGCTTGCCCCATTGCGCGAAGTGCGACTCATCCGTTACAGCTCAACCGATGTGCCCGAGTCGATATTTTCTGGTTTCGTTATCAATTATGACTACAATTTTGCGCTCGGAGGTCTCGATAGCGTCACCGTGTATTGCGCTGACCAGTTCTACCTGCTCGCACAAACATTCTTAGACGAACTAAACGTCACCCCAGAGACATCAGGCGAACGCATAGAAACAGTCCTAGACCTGCCAGAGGTTGACTTCCCAGCAGGCGCTCGAAGCATTGCCACAGGCACCGTCAACCTTGGCCACGACAGCAACTACACCGTGCCGGCAGGAACGAACGTCCTGCAATACATCAGT